TGCGTGTTCTCCGTAGCACGTCCGCCGTCGCAGCGGCCTCAACCTCGGCCACTGCGTCCCTGCGGATCTTGTAGTAGACGCCGGACAACGCCATCACGATGATGACGCCCATGACGGCGTAACGCCCCAGTGGCGTGAACAGCAGGCTAAACACCGTGTTCGTCCATGTTCTTTTTGCGCCAGTACCAGATGGCCGCGCCTGCGCCAATGATCGCCACCATGATGACGAAATTTGTGTTGCTGAGTAGGCCCATGAACTGATCCGCCACGTCAGACGCATCCTTTGCCTGCGCAGCGATCTCCTTAGCGACACCCACGCTTCCGAGCCCTGCCGTGAGTAGCGCCGCGTTACCTTGCTTGCTGTCTGCCATAGTTCTTTTCGGAGGAGCATCAGGCTCAAGACGGTGTTCTTGCTCATCATGCGCCTGATCCTGTGCGGTCCACCACGCGCCCGCCGCCTGGCGACGGCGCACCAGACCAGGCAGCACCTTGCCGCCGCCCTTGGTCCACTTCATCAACTCGGCAGGCACCGCGTCGAGATCGCCAGCGTTGACCTTCTTAAGCAGGGTCGAGGATTTGAGAGCACCAACACCAGCGTTGTAAGCAAAATCGACGAGGACGTCGAACTGGTTTTGATTTAACTTGACCTTGACCAGATCCATCACGGCGATTTCGTACTTGACGATGTCGCGCTTGAGGATGTCTTCGGCCTGCGCCTGCGTGATGGTCATGCCGTCCACAACCTGGGGCGCGCCCGCAGCCGACGTGTGGCCGTAGCCGATGGTGCAGACGCCCGCCGGGCAATAATACGCCTTCAGCTTGCAGCCTTCGAACTTCTTGAGAAGGGCGTCAAGACCGCCTTGGCTCATGTGCATGACTACTTCCCTTTTTCCAGCAAAGTGATGCGTTTGTCGAGCGCCGCGATCATCTGCGCTGTGTCGAACCGGATGGCGGCGCGGGCAGCAGCGGCGTCCGCCACCATGTCCATGCGGCTTTTCTCGATAGCCGCCATTGAGCGTTCGCGGTCCAGCGTCATGGCGGCGCGGGCAAGGGCGCTCTCTTTCTCGACCTTGCCAATCTGATCGCTCAGGCTTTCCCTGATCTGGGCCATGTCGATGGTGGTGCCTTGGGGCGGGATCGCCTTGTTGTCGGCGTTGACGACGACGGCTACCTTAGACTTAAGTTGAATGATCTCGTTGTTGGCGGCGGAAAGCGCGCTCATGAGGTAGACAACGCAAGAGAACAGGATCGGGATGCCCGCGAAGGTGATCTTCTCGACCAGCGCGCCCTTGCTGGCGCTCGCCGCCATCTCGATGGCGAACTTTTCCTGTTTTTCTTCTGTGGTGCTCATTTGTCCGCCTTTGCGTCCAGCTTGTCATAGATCCGCTTGAACATGTCTTCGATGTGGTCCATGCGCTTGTCTAGGTCAAACCGACTGACGTAGGACTTGGGCAGGTCTACCTCCAGTTCATGAAGGTCTGATCTCAGTTCCTTGACTGCGCCCCAAACCTCCCGCGCGAACCAACCGCCGATGGCGATGGCGACCCCGCCGACAAAGTTCATAAGTGTCTGTGTGTCCATCAGGGGGCCTCTTGAGGCGCGAGCGCATTCGAAGATTGAACTCCACCGCGCAGAAGATTATTTCGTATTACATTACGCTCCTGCGTAGCCAGCCGACGAGCGTTGCGCTCCATTATGTTTCGCGGTGCGTTAGGTATGGCGTACTTTTCAACCAACCGCGCAAAGGTTTCGGGTTGCAGCATCGCTTCGCCGATCTCAACAGCCGCTTTCCGGCTGATGGCGTTTTCAAACGCTTTCATTATTCCTGACGCTAACGTCCCAATAACGCTTCGGGCTCCAGGTATGTCGGCAACGCTTTCGCCAGCCTTAACGCTTGCCGTTGCCTGCGAAAGACGCCTAAATTCTTCAGACCGCGCAAAGTCCGACAAGACGTTGGAAATTTTTGCCGAGTCCGCCGTTTCCAAAACCGCCGACAGATCCTCATACCGAGGCGCGCCCGTCGCTTTTTTAAAGGTGCCGGGCGCGTTGCGAACCGCTTGCGCAAGCATGGCCGGGCGGCTAACACCTTCGTCAAGCGGGCTTGTGACGCTTTCTTTTAAAATTTTACCTGTTCTCATCACGTCGATTGGTTTACTGCTAGCCTCAAATTCGGTACGCGCCGTTTTATACCCCGGCAACGCTTCCTCAAGCCAATCTATATATTCGCCGCGAAGCTTGCCAATAGTTTTAAGTTCTGTAGCGTCTAACCCTCCGCCAACCGCATTTTTTTTCAGTAACAACATTTTATCCAACCCGACTTTTATGTCGAGAAGGCTTTGACCTACATATTCGTTTGCGTCGGTCATAAAAGGACGACGGTTGTTGGCGGCAAGATTTTTTGCTGTAACAACAGCTTCTTGCATGGCGGGTGCCTCAAGCAACGCCGTCAACGTCTCATCAGGTGGTACAAGTTTTGTTTCAATTTTACCATAATTAATACCGCCTTGCGTTGCGCGCGCTTTGTCAGCCGCCACAAGATCGGCGGGGATTTCAGGCGCGATGGTTCCGATAGATTTAATGCGCGCAAGCTCGTTCGCGGCTTCACGCGCGGCAAACTTCGACGCCAACTCAGGGTCTCTTGCAAGTCTGGTTTGCAAGGCGGCCAACTGCGTGTTGCCGATCCCCGCGCCAGCCGTAATTTCACCCACTGTAGGCTGAGTGCCCGGCACAAATGCTGTGTCAGGCGCGCGCAGCGCGTTGACGATTTGCTCCGCGTCGGCTCCCACCGCTTGCGTCATCATGCGCCGCGTTGGGCTCAGTTTGTTAGCGATGTCAACGCCCTTTTGAACCACTGCACTTCCACCTTGAAGCGCCGCCGTAATGGGGTCCAAAACAGTTTGGGTTGCCCCCAACGCGCGCGCAACGACCGCGCCGCCGCCTTGAAGCGCCGCCGTAACAGGATCTAGAACGGCTTGGGGCGTTCCCAACGCGCGCGCAATATTAGGATAGTTGGCCGCAGCAACGGCCTGTTTTGCTGTACCTACGCGCGCCGCAATACCAGGCGTTCCAAATCCGGTAAGCGCGCCACCAAACATTCGACCGCCCGCTTGATAGGGGGATGTCGGCGCGCCAAACATGTAGTTGGCAAACTCTTGCGACGTGTAGGGGTTATCTGCAACGATACCCACTACGTCTCCAGGCAGGCCCAATATTGAAGACGGGATACCTTCCAACGCGCCAATGCCGGTTTGTTTCCATTGTTGGCCTACTTCCGCCAACGTGGGAATCCGTACTTCTTCCATTTCCGGTTGGTTTTTTAAAACGCCTCTGCGACGCGGGGCATCAAGCGTAAAGCCAGCAGGCAATTCGCCGCGAGGGGGTGCGGACGTGGGATCGTCAAGCGTAAAGCCGGGAGGAAGGGTTGAAGCCATTATCGTGCCACCCAATCGCCGTTACGAAAGATAAGTTTTGCGCCGTTAGGGCCAGTTGCTGTTTGGCCTTCGGTAAACCCGGCGGATTTAGGCGCAGCTGACCCCGCAGGCGGTAGAACTTCCAATTCTTTACCCTCAGAAGCGGCTTTCATATAGTTTATGAATTGTTTGAACGCCGCGATGCGCCGCGCAGGATCTTTTTCGCGGTCAGCTATCCTGCCGCTCATTGTCTCGACTGCTTCACGGTCCTTGTCGGTAAACCCGCTGCCGTATTTACCGTTAGCTATGTCAAACGTGATTGAACTGGCTATTACGGCAAGCGCATCAATGTTGGTCATACCTTTAGTTGATTTACCCGTGACTGCTTCCAAACGATCAGCTAAATCAGCCGCCAATCTTCCCGACGTTGAAGCTTGGATAAGTTTCTCTATGTCAGACGCCGCAGTGCCACCCACTGTGCCCAACAACCGAGATGCCGATTCCTTACGCTGAGCTTTTTCCGCTTGTTGCGTTGCGGTCAATTCAGCACTCTTTTCTGCACCTTTAAGAGCGCCAGCTTGTTGAACAGCGCGTTCTTGCATTGCTGCAAAATCCATACGCGGAGAAACCGCAGGCGCGCCAGCCACAGGCATGGCCGCAGGCGCAGCAAGCTGCGGGGGCGCAGGCGTAGCAAGATTATTGAACCCACCGGCAGGTATGCCCGCCAAGGGTGCAAGGGCGTTCATGCCCCCCGGTACACTGCCGGGAACGGCAAACTGTTGCCCCATAGTCATAGATGGCACAGTGGGGCTAGATTGGATCAGACCATTACCGCGAATGACCGCTGCTTCTTGCGCTCTACGACCGGGGTTGTCTTTCAGCGATTGCACTGCATCAGCGATAGCGTTGACATCGCCGGTCTTGACCGCAGCCACAACCGACGAAGGGAGCGACCCATAGTTGTACGCAACAGATGCAAGCGCGGCTTGCGCCGGGGCAGGCAACGCGGTCCAATTTTCAGCCCCAACTTGCATTGTAGCTTTGGGGATAAATTCGGTATTCAAACGGCGCGACAGATCACGTTCGGCGTCTTCTTTGGTGATCTGCATACCGGGCTGCACTTTAATCACTTTGCCATCAGCTTGTGTGATGGTGTCGCTGCCGTAGCCAGTGCGGTAAGCGTTGACATCATAGTAAGGAGTCTCGCGAAACCCTTCAAACCGGCGAAGCAAATTAGACGCCAGATCAGCAGGCGCGGCGGCAGGCGCAGCCCCAGCCCCAGCCCCAGCCCCAGCCCCAGCAGCAGGCGCAGCTCCGGCGGGCCGGGCTACAACCGGAACGGCAGGCTGTCTCATGACCGCCGTAGGTGTGCCCGCAGGCGGCGCAAACGGCGCGCCCGCAGCAAGCGGCGCATTTGTAACGTCCTGCCCCACTACAAACGTGCCTGCGGCCCTATTTCCAAATACAGGAATATTGCCTGGGCCAACACCCATCTGCGGTTGTGCCGCCAATCTTGCGGCAGCTTGCGCCTGAACGGTCTGTTCTGGCGTTTGCATTAAGCTGGTTATCGTAGCGCGGTCAAATCTTTCGGGCCACTTAGTGGCAATTTCGGGGTGCGCTCGCCTAACATCCGCTAGCACCGAATTGTACACCGCCGCCGCCGTCGCATCGTCTGGATTTGCCAGCGCGCTGTTCAACTGGCTTCTGTAGTGCTTTGCGTCTTCAAGCATAGCTTCTGTACGCGATTTTTGAAGCGCGGGGCCTTGCGCGGCGATTTCACCTTCAGTCTTACGCCGCGTAAGCTCCGCGTTCCGCAACTCAGATTGGCTTGTCTCAAGCGTTTTGCCCGCCCCCATAGAGATATTATACGCTTGGCGAATAGCTTCCGGCGAACTGCGGTCAATGCCACTGCCTAAGAGAGCGCGCATCTGGTTCTGTTCGTTGGCTGCGCGTTGCACTTCAGCCAGTTGCGCTTGATGGAGCGCCAACTGATTGAACTGCGCGTACTGCTGCAATTGGTCAGGCAACTGCACAGGCTTGATCTGCGATGCAATGCTAAAGTCTGCCATTGTCGTAGACCCCTTAATATTGGCCGTATTGATTAAATCCAGACGCGTTCGCAGCACCTATCTGCGATATATCAGACGGCGAATAGGCCAGATTAGGGTTATTATACGCCGCAGGATTAGCGCCGCTCAGACGATTGATTAGCGAGTTCGTTTGGTACTGACTGATGCCCTGACCAAGACCCTGATTGATGGCGTTGGTCATGCCGACGTACCCAGACGCTTGCGCCTGCCCAGCGTTAGCCAAGTTCGTCGCCGCAGCCGTGCCGTACTGCCCCGCAGCCGCTGCGGTGCCTGCCGCCGCCGCCTGACCAACCCGCGTCAGGTCGCTGTAGCCAGAACGTTCGGCTTCCTTCTGCTGCATGAACCTATTGAAAGCGTTGGTGTATTCCTGCGATCCGGCTTGCTGGCCGTAGTTCGTCGCGGCCTTCAGCGCCGCCCCCGAGATCAGGCCACCGCGAGCAGCGGCGTTGGCGTTCAAGCCCTTCATGCCCTCGCTCAACCGGAAGGCGTAACCAGGGTCCGCCGTGAACTGGTCCATGCCAAACCGCTGGTTGTACCCGCCGTAGTTGGCTGCGGACGTGTCGCCGCCCACACCAAGGTAGGACCGCAGGGCGTTCAGACCCTCGGTGCCAGCTTCGGTGTAGGGGGCCAGATCCTTGCGCTGCTGATTGTACATCTGCAACTGCGTAGCGTTTGCCTGATTAGCTGCTCTTTCTTGGGCACTCGCGGCTTTGCTGGAGCCATAGATCGCTGCGCCTGCACCCAGAACGCCCGCACCTGCAATTGCACTTGCGACAAAAGTCATGGCTCTATCCTTTGCAGAGCTTCGACGGAAGCTATCATGCCCATATCGCCGTAATCGGGCGCGATAAGTTCGGCTTCCATCTTATCAAGGTTCTCTTCGCCTGTAAATTTGGTCTGATGGACCGTCACCCAGATGGTGTCTTCTTCGATGAACACCGCGCGCTTCAGCCCGACCTCGGACACGAACACGCAAGGGGCTTCAAAGACTTTGGGGCCAAACTCGGTCGCGACAGACACCTTGCCCTTCATAATAAAGTTCAAGTGCGCGTGGCGGTGAATCTTGCCGACCACCAACGCCCCCTTGGGCATGAAGATCTGCCGAGCGTAGGTGCCGCAGCCGTATTCCGCATGGATGGGCGTGTAGGTGTGCGTCAGGGTACACTGGCCGCTAGCATCCATCGCCGGGTTTTCGTGGGCGATAGCCATCATCATGTCCTGCGCGTTCAGGATCTTCTCCCGAAACGCGACCCTATCCAGCGTGTTGGCTTCAGCAAGCTCAGTCACCGCGCCACCTCAATATTCGACGATCACGACGCCGCCTGCGCCCGTACCGCCGCCGCCTGCGCCGCCGCCGCCGTAGTTGCCGCCGTTGCCGCCCGCAGCGTTAATGTTGCCGTAACCACCGCCGCCGAGCGACGACGAACCGCCAGTGCCGTACACGCTAAAGCCGCCGGTCGTACCGCCACCACCACCACCGCTGCCTGACAAGTTGATGTCGCCGCCGGAACCGACACCGCCAGCGCCGCCAGTGATACTAGTCACTGTAGCGCCGCCTGTGGCCGAACAGTACGCACCGAACGAGGACGTGCCCGCTACGCCGCCGACCGTCACCGTCACCGTACCCGCAGGCGTCAGCCCGGTCACAATTTCGATGGCTGTTCCGCCACCACCACCGCCGCCACCTGCGCCCGCCGCGCCGGACCCGCCGCCACCAACGACGGTCACTTTAGCCCGCGTGATGCCCGCCGGAACGGTGAACGTACCGCTGGACGTAAACACTTGCACGTTGGAAAAGCCGGTCTGTATGGTAGTGGACGCCCATGTTGTGCCGTTGGACGCCAGCACATTGCCGGATGTGCCAGGGGCCACAAACTGAACGGCGGCGACGCCGTTACCAAGGATGACGTTGTTGGCCGTAAGCGTAGACGCCCCGGTGCCGCCGTTGGCGACGCCCAATGGCGAAGTCAAACTGACAATGTTGCCGTTTGTAATTGAACCGCCGTAGACGATGTTGTTGACGAGCTGGAACGTCGTTCCGTCGTACTCAACCAGCATCAT